AGAGTAGAGACAGGTCGTATCTATATCATGAATATAGATCACTGTAACTCTCACTCATCCTTCTTAGACAAGGTTGAAATGAGTAACCTATGTCAAGAGATCACTTTACCTACAAAACCCTTACAGCACATTGACGACCCCGATGGTGAGATTGCATTGTGTATATTATCTGCTATCAATGTAGGGAAGGTAAGATCTGATCATGAATTAGAGGAACTATGTGATCTGACTGTCCGTGCATTAGATGAATTGATAGACTATCAAAAGTACCCAGTCATCGCTGCAGAGAAAGGAACAAAGAATCGTCGTAGTCTAGGGGTTGGGTATATAGGTCTCGCTCATTATCTCGCTAAGTTAGGATTCAAATACGATTCACAGGAAGCATGGGATGCTGTTCACTCATTATCTGAGTCATTCCAATACTTCTTGCTGAAAGCATCTAATAACCTTGCAAAAGAGAAAGGTAAGTGTGGATACTTTAATCGTACGAAGTACTCTACTGGAACTTTACCTATTGATACATATAAGAAGGACGTAGACGAAATTACTAAAGTTTCTTATCAACATGATTGGGATACTTTACGGACTGACATTGCCATCCATGGACTCAGGCACAGCACTCTGTCGGCACAAATGCCTTCGGAGAGCAGTTCCGTTGTGTCAAATGCAACCAATGGAATCGAACCACCTAGAGGGTTCTTGTCCGTTAAGAAAAGCAAGAAGGGACCCCTTAAGCAGGTGGTTCCTCAATACTCGTCGTTGAAGAACAACTATACTTTACTATGGGATATGCCTAGCAATGATGGATACATCAAGATAGTATCAGTCATGCAAAAATTCTTTGATCAAGGTATATCCGGAAACTGGTCATATAATCCTACTAATTATGAAGACAATCAGATCCCCATGGAAGTCATGGCACAGGATTTATTGTCCACATATAAGTATGGATGGAAGACCTCATATTATCAGAACACATTCGATAATAAATCTGATGAGGTTGAGGAGACTCCTCCACCTATCACAGATCTTATCTGCCAAATAGAAAACGAAGACGAAACCTGTGAATCCTGTGCAATTTAGAACAACCGAACCAAAGATGTCAAAACCTAGAGGTATGACAGTATTCAACCAGAACAAAGTTGATACTAAGTCACAACCTATGTTCTTCGGTGCTCCTCTTGGAGTTCAAAGATATGACTCTTACAAGTACCCTGTGTTTGATAAACTTACTAATCAAATGCTAGGTTATTTCTGGAGACCAGAAGAAGTATCACTACAGAAAGACCGTGGTGACTATCAAACTCTTCGCCCAGAACAGAAACACATATTTACTTCTAACTTGAAGTATCAGATCTTACTTGACTCTGTTCAAGGAAGAGGTCCCGGTATGGCATTCGCACCCTACTGTGCTCTACCTGAGTTAGAAGCAGCGATGAACGTATGGCAGTTCATGGAAATGATTCATAGTAGATCATACACATACATCATCAAGAATGTTTACCCTGATCCTTCAGAAGTATTTGACACTATATTAGATGATCAAAAAATTATTGCTCGTGCACAGTCAGTGACCAGAGCATATGATGAGTTCATAGAGGTAGCACAAGAGTGGGGTAATGGCACCATGTGGTCACCAGATATGAAAGGGTGCACCACAGCAGAGTGGACTGAGAAAGAACTCAAGAGAAAACTTTATCTAGCAGTAGCAAATGTTAACATATTGGAGGGAATTCGCTTTTACGTCAGTTTTGCTTGTTCTTTTGCTTTTGGAGAACTCAAACTCATGGAAGGATCAGCAAAAATTATCTCCCTCATTGCCAGAGACGAAAACCAACACACGGTTTTGACTCAACAAATCTTGAAGAAGTGGATAGATGGTGATGATCCTGTCATGTCACAGATCATAGAAGAGGAGAGAGATACTGTCATAGGTATGTTCAAAAATGCTGTCAACGAAGAGAAAGAGTGGGCACAATACCTATTCAAAGATGGCAGTATGATTGGACTTAATGATAAACTTTTGGTAAAATATGTTGAGTGGACTGCTAACAAAAGGATGAGAGCACTTGGTTTTCCTCCTGCATATGATATACCTATCAAAAATAATCCACTACCATGGACTGAACACTGGATCTCATCTAAGGGATTGCAGGTAGCACCACAAGAGACAGAGGTAGAATCCTATGTCGTCGGTGGTATCAAACAGGACATGAAGAAAAATGCATTCTCTGGATTCAAATTGTAAATGTTTTTATTTGATGTTGACGGAACTCTGACTCCCTCTAGACAAAAGATGGATAAAGAGTTCTCTAAATTCTTTAGTAATTTTTGTAAAAATAATGATGTCTACCTAGTCACAGGCAGTGATAGAGATAAAACTGTTGAACAACTAGGTAAGACTTTATATAATAAAGCAAAGAGAGTATACAATTGTTCTGGCAATAGTGTTTGGGAAAAGAGTAAGAATGTTCACACAAGTGAGTGGAACTGTCCTTGTGTTTTATCTTCATACTTAGAACTAGAATTAAATGCGAGTAAATTCAAACTAAAAACTGGTAAACATATAGAAGATAGACCGGGATGTATAAACTTTAGTATTCTTGGAAGAGGGGAAGATAATATGAAATATAGAAGTGAGTATGTGGCATGGGATAAACAAAAAGAAGAGAGAGATAAATTAGCATACAATCTAAGAAGATTATTTCCTGACCTTTCTATCACAGTAGGTGGTGAGACAGGTTTAGATATCTCTCCAAAGGGACATGACAAGTCTCAGATATTACACGACTTTGAGACTCATGATACTATAACTTTCTTCGGAGACAAGACCTTCGTAGGGGGAAATGATTATAGCATTGCTCATGCTATTATAACTAATGATCGTGGAATAGTTCATCAAGTCAGTGATTTCAATGAAACTTGGGAGATTTTGAAGTCACGTTATACATAGTTATTATACTATAAGTAAAATGGACCCAGATGACGAGGACAAACTGATCCCATGTGATTGCGACGGTCTAGATTACGAGATTGATTACTTTGAACTAAGAGATGAAAACACAGAGTGCAAAAGCGAAGGGTAGGAGACTACAACAGTGGGTAAGAGACATGCTCATTGAACATAGGAATGTGCATCCCGAAGATATAGAGTCAAGAAGTATGGGTGCAGGTGGGGAAGACCTGATAATGGCAAGGGATGCTAGACAAAAGTTCCCTTTTAGTATAGAATGTAAGAACCAAGAGAAACTCAATGTTTGGGATGCATATCAGCAAGCAGTTGAAAACTCTGGTGATTATGAACCTATCCTTATCATGAAGAAAAATGGAAAAAAACCACTGGTCGTCTTGGACGCGGAAAACTTTATCAGAACCGAACTCTGACATGAATGACTGGACATACTCAGATGAAAGAATGAGACTAAGGCAGAAAGTATTTCGTGCCCTTACCCCATACTTGGATCAATCTCCAAGACATGTCTATGAGTTTTGTAATTTTTGGACTAAGGAAGAGGATCCATCTGCAAAGTTAGATGCTCTGCATGTTGATATAGAAAGTGCTTTCCAAGACTATATAAAAAACAAAATAGAAACTTCTTATGCAAAAAGTAATTAATGTACTCGCTATTTCGTCTTTCATTATATCTGGTGCCGTTGTCGGTAGTGGTGTATTCGTATATGTCAACAGAGCGTCCATACTTGATGGAATTAAATCAAAAGTTATGGAAAGTGTTACTGGATCACTTCCCGATGTCCTAAGTGGAGAAGATATGTTACCATCTTTACCTGATACCACAGGACCTGTTCTACCCTCATCTCCTTTATAATTGAAACCTAAGTTACTTTTTGGTACAGGTATAGGTTGGTCTGCCACAACTCCTTTATATGAAACACTAAGGTCACACAAAATAATCAATAGTGGGATATCTAAAGAACCTGAGACACTAGATTGGATAGCAAATAAAGACTCCCATACTTGGAAGTATAGAAGGAGTCCAAAATATAATGAATATATTGGTAGAAAATCAGAATCAAAATTAATAAACTCAGAATTATTATTCTCAGAGGACACTACGTTAGATAATTTTGTAGAGTACTACAAGTTATTGTCCGATGAAAATCGTCCGTATGTCAGTGATTTTAGTAATAATAATGCTTACTTGAGTTCTAACTTTATATCTGAAATCGCTCCAACACTAAAAGAAAATTTTGATGTGAAGGTAATCATGATATTCAGAGATCCTATTAGAAGAGGATACTCTGAGAGTTCTTCACATTACACCCAACAATGGGATGACAAAGATCCAAAATCAAGATTCGAGTGGAGATCTGTAAGGAAACGTTTTCCTGATTCTATTTCCTATTGGAAAAATTTATTACAGCAAGAAGAATATAATACATCTAAGTTTTCTTATGTTCAAATATATCTGAAATATGCAGCACATTTTCCTACCTTACCAATCGTCATGGAGGATTTGTGGGGTGGTAATATACAACCCCTAGAAAATTTTTTAGGATGTAAAATCAATAGTCTTCATAACAATTGTTACTATCCAGAGATGGGAACTAAGGCACCTAGATATGAGGGATTAGAAGATCAATGGATGAGTGATATGCAGGATCTATCAGAAGAAGATTACGCTTTTGGAAAGACATATACTCAATGGATATACGACGAGTGGTACGAAGAATTCAAGACTCGACCATGGGAATAATGATATCATATATACTACAGCAAATAAATTATTATGGCAGAAGTAAAAGAAAAACCCAAAAGTATCATCGGTAAAATCAAAGAAAATATCGATGATAAAGAAGAGCAACTTGCTTTCCTATCCACGGTTGTTAGACTTGCTGTGCTTGTGTGGTCTGCAGGAATTCTAACTTTAGCGTATGTCAAGTTGCCAGCAGCGTTCAACATACCAGAACAAAAACTAGATCCAACTTTCATAGCCAGCGTCTTTACAGGAACTTTAGCAACTTTCGGCGTCCAAGCGTCAGGTAAGAAAAAGAATGGTGCTGATGGTGGCAGTGCTAACATAAGTAAAAAGGATATGGAGTTTCTTATTGCTAAAGCATCAGAAACTGCTCCTGCTCAGACTATAAGGATTGAATCAGGTCCTGTAAAAATTGTTCCTGACACAAAATAAATGTCAAATATTGTGCATAAAAGTCTTTTGATGGTGCACACTGTCTCTTATGACTCTAGACATTTAGAAAGTCAAGTTGAAAACTTAAAAAAACTAAGAGCATGTGACTACAATAGAATCAAAATACCTAATTTTGAATTCAATGTTTATAGAAATGTGTTGACAATACATATGGATTATATAAAAGGTAAACAAATAACGCACGAAAAAAGATATCTGTATAAAGATATAATATATGAAGACTTAGTGTGTTCAACAAATCCGGTATCAGTGTTAGGATATACTTTAGAAAATTTTATAATAAGTAAAGAGGATAAACAAATATATTTTGTTGACCTAACAGACATAGGAATTAGCACTATTAGTCAAAGAAAAAGAAAATATAATATTGATTGGGTTCATGAATATCCAGAGATAGGACTTGGTATAAATACAGGCGACAAGATTCTGAAGTAAATGAATAAGACAAAATGGATATCATTAGGTGTGGTGGGTAGTCTGTTCGCTGTATCACACATTGGTATGATTGGATACATTGCCACAAGGGAAAAAGAAGCACCATTACCATCGGTAGATTTGCCTGTAGGTCCTTACACATCATATAAAGTGAGTGTAGAAAAAGATAGATATGCTATTTCTTATAAAGCAAATGATCCAAAGACAATGTATAAGACAACCAAGGTCAAAGAGAAAGGTGGTTTCTTAGGATTAGCGGATGAGAACCAAGAGATAGTAGAAGAATATACGATGGAAGGAGATGCACATATACAAAAAAATCACATAGGAAGTCCTGTTGCAAGTGAAAAGAATGAAGCATGTGTCAAAGCAATCGGGTCAGCAGAAGGAACTGGTAGACTAGTAGGCACTAGCGTTGGTGCAGCAGCAGCACCCACTCTTAGCACTATACCATTCGTAGGATGGGTAGCAGCAGGATGGGTAGCAATGTTTGGTGGTAATCAAGGTGCTGAAATAGGTGGTAACATGGCAGAAGATTTGAATAAAAACTGCTAATATATAAGTAAGTACATAATTACTATGCCAGTTTACCAAGACTATGAGGTTCGTATAAATTTGAACGAACTTATCGAGAAGAGAATACCATGCTGTGATCTCCTACACCCAGACCATTGTCTCACAGAGAAACAAATAGCAGAAATCGCACATGATATACGTATGGATTTGAATCTCCATGATGTATTCAAGCAAGTCGATCAGCATATCATGAGATATGTTGAGGCAGCAGGTATCGACAATAAAGATCACTGGGTAGAACCACATCTTCCAGATTTAGATAGAGACTTGCGAGACGAAGAAGGAATTTCATTCATGTAAGCATAAATACTTATATGAAAAAACTAAACACATTCGTCTTAGATACCACAATCTATATCTTAGACTTCCTCTACAGAGGTAGAGATTTCCAGAGGTTCTGGGTTCTTGAAGTGATTGCCAGAGCACCTTACTTTGCTTTCATTAGTGTGTTACACTTTCGTGAAAGTCTTGGACTTCGAGGAGAAGAACATGTATTCTTAATGAAGGAACATTTTTACCAAGCATTAAATGAAACTGAACATTTGGAAGAGATGGAACTTAGGGAAGGCAATAAGCATTGGATCGATAGGTTCTTTGCCAAACATCTTGTTCTACTTTATTATTGGATCATGGTTGTTTACTATCTCGTTGATCCTATGGACGCTTATGACATCAACATGAAGATAGAGAAGCATGCTTATGAAACATATACTAAATATTTTGCATACCATCCTCTTGACGAAAAGATCGCTGAGATTGCACAGGATGAATTAAATCATGCTAAAGAATTGCGACAGGCGATGACACTTGTTTATGGAAATATCTGAGGTTGAAATAAGGGGACTAGCGATTCCATCTGTGCCACACACATGGATCAACTCTCCTCATGTATCAATTCCAAAAGTACCATCGATAACAGATACAATCTACATCGGTGTACCTATCATCAACATACCGGGGTGTGTAGAAGCACATAAAGATGGTAAAAAAAATAAAGTTCTAAAGGATGATGATCCAGATGGGACTCAAGTTTTTTGTGATGCTGAGACTCCTTCGTTCGATCCTATTGAATATACACCAGAGGATTTGATAATCATACAAGAAGCACCCCCTCCACCAGTATCAAACACGGAGCAACCACCCCTTGAAACTCCTCCAATACCTGAGATACCAAAAACAACTAAGGATAAAGAGGTTATCACCACCGAAGAACCACCTCCAACTTGGGTTGAAGAGTATCTACCTTCTCCCTCCGAGGTAAGCACAACCACATCCATAGCAGTCATAGCGACAACAACTGCTGCAGCAACACCCTTAATACTACGAGTTGTAAAACCTGTTATACAAAGGATATGGAAAACTATACAAAAAAAATTAGGTAAAAAAATTACGAAACCCACTCGTCAAGATATATTGACAGATGAGTATCGTAAGAAGAAAGGTCTTAGTCCTTTGAAGAAGAAGTCCCGATAGATATTTCTTTTAGATCACTTGCATTTTTTGATACCCTTTGTGGTATAGAATGTGAGTGATTTTTTATTGTGTTCACATTGTTTACTACTACATCGGCACATATACTAGCATAAGGTGATGATTTATGAAAGGTAATTCCGGACTTCATAAGTTCACCACAGTTTTTGAGTCGAGCGAGTTCAAAGTCCAACCTTTTATTTGCAGTCAACTGTGCACGGTATTCATTATGTAAGGTTGCTGCTTCTTTACATTGTTCTTGTGCCTTTTTATCTAATGAAAAACTAATCGTTGCAGAGAATCCTAGATTTATATTTTGATTTGATTTCTGTCCAGTTCTAACTGGTTTATAGAATAAAATTTCCCCCGGATTGTCTGGTACACCATCATCATTGGCGTCTAGATTGTTGTACACTGGGTCTAACCAATAATCTTCGTAAGGATCGGTCCATGATCCTGTTCTGGTGGCGTATGGAGTAATATTGGCGGTAGGAACTTGACAAGATATACCGTCACCATAGGTGTTAGTCATATAAGGACCTTGTAAAACCTGTATTGCCTGATTGGTCACCGACCCACTGGAGTTGGCGACTGGATTTGCTGTCGCACTGACTCCTCCTACATCAGTTGCATAGGATGGGGTTATAGTATAAGGTATTGTTATAGCACTAAGAGTTGCAATTATTGACTGAATATACTTGTTGTATCGGTTACGCTTTGGATTGTGGTGGTTCTTTGTATTACAGTATGAGTCGAAAGACCGGGGGCTTTGTATGTTTCCGTGAATTGAAACGCTGCACCCGGAGTTGTCAGTGTCCAATTGGGTTTGTCTGAAGTGTTCAAGTTTGTCCATGTTGAAGTCACACCATTGTTTGTTACTTGTTGAGTGCCAGTATCCGGTGCTATACCAGTACCGTCGTGCTCTACATTAACACCCGATACCGAGTATTGATACCCAGTGTTATAATCCATAGAATTAATGGTCTCACTCACGGTGGAAGTCGTTTCCGTGTGTGAGGTCATCGATCCCTGTGTAAAATTAGGCACTACAGGGACTGCATTCAGGGCAGTCGGTGCAGTCGCAAGGGCAATTGCACCCACAACTATCGCACGAAGAGGTCTCATATGTTAACATACCCTAGTTTATTAGTAGTTCTGTTACGAATTGACCTGTAGTTACAGTACCTGTTCCACCACCAACTGCTGTGATTGCATGTGCTGAAGTTACAGTACCTGTACCTGTACCATTACCCACTGCAGTAGATACCTGATCAGAGTATGCACTAACTGCTCCTACTGATGGTGCTGTAGTTACAATAGCATCACCTTCAATGAATGACTGAGAGAAGCTATATGCACCGCCTGTAGATGTCTGGGTCGCTGTAGCGATTGATCCTTGACCAACCCCGTCAGTGAGTGTACCTAGTCCACCAACTTGACCTGCGTTATCTCCAACTGCCATAGTCACACCTGATCCAGATGCTGTATATGTAGATCCAATTCGCGATACTTGAGTTGCAGCCGCATTTGTTTGCAACTGGAACGAGGACGTCATTTTATGAGT